ACAAAATGTGAATCAAGTGGAGGGGTACATGTTTCATTGTCCTAAGTGCAAGCACTCTGCGCATGCGCGTACCAGTCGCTATCTAAGTGAAAATACCAAAGAGCGCTATCATCAGTGCACCAATGTAGATTGCAGCTGTACGTTCGTGACGATGGAGTCCGTGGAGCGCCTGATCGCGACCCCGGGCGCCTATGAGCGTGTCCGAACGGCTTCGCTGAACCACGGTTAGCGACTCCGTTACCGGCTCAAAAAATCAATAAAAAAGCCACTCAATAGAGTGGCTTAATCATATGATTCTAAAACTAAAATTTGGTGGCCCCTGCTGGACTTGAACCAGCGACCAAGCGATTATGAGTTCCTATCAGAACAACCGAAAATCAATAGTTTGCTTTATTTATCATTGACATAGATTGCCATTGTCTGCCAATGATTACTTATTATTCGCCATTTCTACCGCCACTTTATCGCCACTTTATCGCCACATCCGCTATCAATACATCGCAATTTTCAAATAGCCAAAACCATCCTTCAGGTGAAGATTAGTCATCAGCTGTTGAGTATCTGAAGGTACTGGCATTGCTACATGCCCGGGATTGTCTTCAAGCATGTCATCTTGCCGTTCGAGATAGTAGTCATAATCCATCAGTTGGAGGTAAACATGCATGTCAAACTTGTCGCTAAATTCAAGGAGAAATGATTGTATATAGAGCGCTGTGACTCGAGTCGCAGAAATTAGCAAACCATGCAATACATGCCACATCTCGGTTGAACCGTAATATTCAGGTACAAGATTGATTGGAATTGTACCATGCGCGATAAAATTTCTTAGGTTTCGGACTATATGAAGCCCATGACACTTATGATCCTTTGGGTAGTTTTTAATAATGCTTATTTGAGGGTCATATTCTTTTAAATACTTCTCGAATCTCGAAAACAAGTTGTCACAATAATGGTAGAATCCTACAGGCAAATTTTGTTCATCGGTTTTTTCGAACAAAAGAACACTTTTCTTACTGTCATTATACTCTCTTTTACTTTTAATCTCCTTTGATGAAAGAGAGTAATACGTACTGGCGAAACGATATGTTTCCTCTAATGCGTTAGAGGTATATAGAAAACGGGTCAGTGCAGTTGAGTAGCGGCTGTAATGGAGTCTTTCAGCCTCATACGCATCGGCAGCAGGTCTGCACCATATCAGGTCAGAGCCTGCGTATTTTTCTGGGGAAATTTGAACTTCATCAAGGTATGCTGAAAGCTTAAGCCATTCAGCAATATTTGAAAAATTATCGTATCTGTCGGATGTAAAGAAATTGCAAGCTATAGATAATTCATAAAGATGATTGTCGAGACTGCTTAGCTTGTTACAGATAGGACACTTTTTCATTGGTGTTCCTTGAGAGTATTAAGTGGATTGAGCTTTACAGCATCTTCTAAGTGGTCTGGAGCAAAATGTGCGTAACGCATTGTCATCTTGATGTCGGTATGACCGAGCACGCGCTGCAAGACCAGAATGTTACCGCCATTCATCATAAAGTGACTGGCGAAAGTATGGCGCAAAACGTGGGTAAGTTGCCCTGCCGGTAATTCGATGCCCGTTCTATCCAGCGCAGACCGAAAAGAACCATAACAATCACTAAACAATCGACCTTTTTTATCATCAGGCAGTGATTCGTAAAGCTCTTTGCTGATAGGTACGGTGCGGTTTTTTCTGCCTTTCGTGTTGGTATAGGTGATTTTGTATTTCGCGAGCTGGCTTTTCCTAAGGTTCTCGGCCTCAGACCACCGTGCGCCAGTGGCGAGACAGACTCTTACTACGGTTTCTAAATCAGGGTGGTCGTGCCGTTTGCACTCTCCTAGCAGAAGCGAAATCTGCTCGTGCGTTAGCCAGGCCATTTCCATTTCTTCAGTGCGGAAAGGGCGCATTTTTTTCAGAGGATTTTCACCTTTCCACTCTCCTAGGCGATTTAGCTCATTGAACACCGCGCGAAAGTAGGCCAGCTCAAGATTGAGTGTTCGGGGTGACACTTCTTTAACCCTATTTGAACGGGCATATTCACCTTTTAGCCTCTTCTCCCGGTAGCGGGAAAACGTCTGCGCATCGAAATCCCGCGCTAATGGTTCGCCCATACACTCAAAAGCATGGTGCATGGCTAACTGGCGTTTCAGGCCGTCTTTCAGTGTTATGCCATGGGCGCTATACCATGAATCAACCAGCTGTTTTAACGTGCGCCTGTCTTCCTTTTTTTCCTGCCACGGGTTTTGAACGGTGTACTGTTCAAACGCCAGAGCCTCGCCTTTAGTAGCGAATTTCTTTCTAATACGTTTGCCTTTTGCACCGTTTGGGTAGAGCTCACAAATCCAACCGCCAGCCGGATTTTTACGGACGGTCATTAGTTAACCTCGCTGTATACACCCACCACACGCCCCAGCGCTTTAATATCGTCAATACCGCATTCGAAAGGAACCTTCCCGCCTGCAACATGTAGTTTTCTGCCCGGTAGTTTTGTTAACTCTCGAATGCTTATTGCTCCCTCAATGTCGACTAACCATAAGCCATCAGACAATGATGCTTGCTTGTCCACAAAATAAATTTTTCCCTCAGAACGGATAGCCATCCCATCTGTAAGTGGTTTTGTGAAAAAATGGGCATCAATACTCAGTTGCCTGTCGGATTTGAGTATTTCTTCACTTAATGTGAACCCTTCAATCCTTTTTGCGTCACTCGATTCTCTATTATTTACAAATGCTTCCCCTTCTCCGGTAAGCAACCACCGAAGGTTAGCACCTGTCTCAAGGGCGCAGTGAGCTGCAAAGTCATAGGAGATAGCGCCTCGGGTGTACCTGTTTGACAGTGAACTGGATGCGATATCAAAGTGGTTAGCTAATTGAATTTTCTGTGAAAATCCGTACGCCTCGCAGATGCGGTCAAGCACATCTACGTTGCTCCACCCTAAAGAATCTATTCTCATTTCGACAAAACCTATTTAATATCTCTCAATTGGGAGATATATTTTGGCTAAACCCATGCAATTGATGGTGAGTGTTGGCAAACAGAGTCAAATCAATTGCAAACTTTGGCTAATAGGGAATCATGCATTATGGCTTCTGAAATCGCAATCATCAAAGTGCCTGCACCTATCGTTACTCTGCAGCAATTCGCAGAGCTTGAGGGTGTTTCTGAACGCACCGCTTACCGCTGGACCACCGGCGACAACCCTTGTGTACCAATCGAACCCCGCACCATCCGTAAAGGCTGCAAGAAAGCAGGTGGCCCGATTCGTATTTATTACGCACGCTGGAAAGAAGAGCAGTTGCGTAAGGCGTTGGGTCATTCCCGTTTTCAACTCGTCATCGGCGCTTGATTCACTTTATGTGAAATTTAAGGATGCATCATGTTTGATTTTCAGGTTTCCAAACATCCCCATTATGACGAAGCGTGTCGGGCTTTTGCTCTGCGTCACAATATGGCGAAGTTGGCCGAGCGTGCGGGTATGAACGTTCAAACGTTACGTAACAAGCTCAACCCGGAACAGCCTCACCAGTTCACACCGTCTGAATTGTGGCTGCTGACTGACCTGACCGAAGACTCAATCCTCATTGATGGTTTTCTGGCGCAGATTCATTGCCTGCCATGCGTGCCAGTTAATGAGCTGGCTAAAGAAAAATTGCAGTCTTATGTCATGCGCGCAATGAGTGAACTCGGCGAGCTGGCGAGCGGTGCGGTCTCTGATGAGCGCCTGACCTCCGCCCGTAAGCACAACATGATTGAAAGCGTTAACGCTGGTATTCGCATGTTGTCACTGTCGGCGCTGGCGCTCCATGCTCGTCTGCAGACTAATCCCGCTATGTCGAGCGTGGTCGATACCATGAGCGGTATTGGCGCATCGTTCGGGCTGATTTGAGGTGAGTATGCTGAAAGGTGAACCATCATTCGCATCTCTGCTTGTTAAGCAGAGCTCCGGAATGCACTACGGCCACGGCTGGATCGCAGGTAAGGACGGAAAGCGCTGGCACCCGAGCCGTTCACAGGCTGATCTACTGGCTGGCCTCTCTACTCAAACGCAGGGGGAATCATGGCAATCGAAGCTGTTTCCGCGACTGCTCCGCTAAAAGCGGGTGAACGTCTGGCGGGTCTCAATCATGTGGCGGAATTGCGCGCGAGATATTGGGGAGATAGCTGGAAAGAGGTTGAGCGTTTTGTCGATGATATGCGCGATAAACGTGACCCACATTTTGAAGAAAATAATCGGGCGCTGGCCGCTATTTTCTTTCTGGCAAAAATACCGGCGGCTCGTCATGAGCTCGAATTAAATGAGCTGACTACTGACGAGAAAAAAGCGCTTCTTACAGCGATGAATCATTTTCGTGCAGTAGTGAGCTTATTTCCCAAACGGCTAACCATGCCGAATTAATCCAAACAGAATTTTAATGGCGTAAACCCGCCGGGCTTCTTATTGCCCGAAATCAGGAGAGTTAGTTATGTGTAATACCGAAATTCGGAGTTTTAGCACTGATAGTGATGCGCTAGCCGTATTGCTGATCGATGCAAAAAAAGAGGAGCGTAAAGACCGCGCGCTCGCTATTTCCATCCGCCTTGAGGCGCTGGCAATCCATATCACTAAAGAGTGTATGAGCGGCACCGAAGCTGCCGAACTACTGCGCCGTGAAGCCACCCGATTTGAGAACGAATCACAGGAGCTGCACTAATGGCCGACGTAATGGATTTAGCACAACTGCGCGAGCAGGAAGACCGCGAACGCCACATCAGCAACGCGCGTAGCCGTACCCCTGCGCCTCCCCGTTTTCTCTGTGAAGAATGTGACGCGCCAATCCCAGAAGCGCGCCGTATTGTTATTCCGGGCGTGGCCTTTTGCGTGACCTGTCAGGAGGTCACGGAGCTGAAATCTAAACATTATCGGGGGGTATAAATGAGCCAGGCAACGCAGGTCATTGCAGTCTCTGATATTTCGGCAAAAGTCAGGGAAATAGAAACTGCTTATCGCAATTATCTGGATGTTTTCCGTATTCCGGAAGATCACAAGATTGTTGTGAATTATTCAGCGGGTAAAGACAGTACTGCGACACTGGCCGTGGCGAATGCACTGTTTGGCCGTCGCGTACAGGCCGTGATGGCTGATACCGACAACGAGCATGAGCTGACTATTAGTTTCGCCAGGACCATCCATGAACAGATTGGATGTCACCCGGTTCAGGTTGTGAAACGCATTTACAGCTCGGCAGATTTTGCCCGCCGACGTGCCTACATGAAAAAGAACTGGTCGAAGAAGCAGGCCATCCGCATGGGTGCTTACCGGGGCGTCGTCATGCCGTCACTGGGTCGGGTGGATACCGCATTTGGTCAGGCATGGCTGAAAACAGCGAAGCGCTGGGGTATCGACTTTGAGACTGCTTTAGATGCTGCCTTGTCAGTGATGCATCCGAGCGGAAACAGTTTTCTCGATGCGGCTCTTTTACACGGCAAATTCCCGATGCTCCGTGACCGGTTCTGTACCGACGAGCTCAAGATACAGATTGCCTACGATGCGGCAATTCGTCCGATGCTGGATGAGGGGGAAGTGGTAGTTCAGTGGTCAGGCGTCCGTGGTGATGAGTCATCCAAACGTGCCGGTTATGACCGCTTCGCAGTCGATATGCGCGATGAAGGTTATCTCTTTAACTTCCTGCCAATTCATCAGTGGACGCATGCAGATGTATTTGCCTTGCATAGATATTTCGGTATTAAGCCAAATCCACTGTATTTGCAGGGGGCTTCTCGCGTCGGTTGCATGAACTGCGTGCTTTGCAACAAAGAGGAAATTTCAGAAACCGCTGCCCGTTGGCCGGAGCATATTGAAAAACATCGCCAGTGGGAGATGAAGGTTCGTCTGGCCTCCCGCTGGGTGCACTGGATGAGTACCGGTACGGTGAGTCAGGCATGGGTCAACTCGATAATCGGTTTCCGCGAGATAACAAATCGACGTGGAGAAACAGTGAAAGTCAGGCGTCTACTGGGAGACGTGCCGCGCCTTTATGGTCTTGATACGGAAGTTCAGCATCTCGACTGGTCCGGGTTTTATGGGCCGCGTGGGGGAATGGGCGCGCCATCGGTACCCGAAGTGGTGGAATGGGCCAGGACAGGTCGGGGCGGCAAAGTATATGACCTGGTTAAGGCCAGCTTGAATACTGCCACCTGCTCATCACGATATGGCCTGTGCGAATGAGTGATGTCTCCTTTGCTTACTCGTGGAACGCTCCACGGTCGGCAATAGCCAGTCCCTATCTAACCTATGAGCAACAGTATCGCCGCGACCGTATGTTCGCGGCTTTGCTGCATGCGAGAAAGGTGCTTTCTCTCCAGCCCGAGTGCGTGCGCTTTGACGTTTATCGCACCGCTGCGGTACTGGAGCAAAATCAGGGCCGTCAACGAGCTAATGCCTTTTTAATCAGCTTCTGCAAAAAGGCATTGCCACGTCTTGAACTGGTCGCAAAAAAATATGAGTGCGCGGGCATCAACAGCAACGTATCTGCCGCTGTTTTTGGCGGTCATTTTGATACCGAGCTTATGCAATATCTGGCATCACGCATGGTCAACATGGTCGCCAGATATAACCGCCTCCCGGATATGTCGCGCGCCGATATTGACCTGCTGGCCGCTGATATCGCAAATTTCATTCGCGCTGAACTGGCTGACATTGATGACAGCGGATTTAGCGAACTTAAGACGCTGTACACCTGGTACATGCGCGCCGGTTTTATTTCCCTGCAATTCAACGTTACCCCGCCGCATTGGGTGCGGGTGATAAAGAAATATGTTGGTGAGGACGAAATCGCCCCAGCCATCACCCGCATGTTTAATGAGGTTTGGTGGCGTGGACGCTTGCGCCGCATCGCGGCTTCATGGCGCGAACATCTGCAAATTGCAGTCGGCAACGTTAGCAAGAAACGACACGCTTACGCGAGTAAGAACTGCGTGACCGACTGGCGTGAGCAGAAGCGCCGCACGCGTGAATTTCTCAAGGGGCTGGATCTCGAAGACGAAGACGGCAACCGCATCAGCTTGATTGAAAAATACGACGGCTCGGTCGCCAACCCTGCGATACGTCGCTGCGAGTTGATGACCCGTATCCGTGGATTTGAAAATATCTGCAATGAGCTCGGTTATGTCGGGGAGTTTTACACCTTGACTGCGCCGTCTAAATATCACGCCACCACCAAAGCTGGTTACCGTAACAGCAAATGGGGCGGTGCCAGCCCGTCTGACACGCAGAGCTATCTGACCGGTCTTTGGGCGCGCATTCGTGCCAAGCTACATCGGGAAGAAATCCGCATTTTCGGCATCCGTGTTGCCGAGCCTCATCATGACGGCACGCCTCACTGGCACATGCTTATGTTTATGCTACCGGCGGACGTCGAGCGTGTGCGCCTCATCATTCGCGATTATGCATGGGAGGAAGACCGCAACGAACTGAGAAGCGACAAAGCCAAAAAGGCGCGCTTTCATGCCGAGGCCATTGACCCGGAAAAGGGCAGCGCTACCGGCTATGTCGCTAAATACATTTCTAAAAATATCGATGGCTATGCTCTTGATGGTGAAACCGATGACGAAAGCGGTGAGCTCCTGAAAGAGTCAGCCCCCGCCGTTTCAGCATGGGCGGCGCGCTGGCATATTCGTCAGTTTCAGTTTGTCGGCGGTGCGCCGGTGACGGTCTACCGTGAGTTGCGACGTCTCGCTGATACCGAGACTGCTCATGGCCTCAGCGTTGAATTTGCCGCCGTCCATGATGCTGCCGACGCCGGTGATTGGGCAGGCTACGTTAATGCACAGGGGGGCCCGTTTGTTCGTCGTGATGATTTGCAGGTGCGCACGTTGTATGAGCCGCGTGCTGAGTTCAATCAGTATGGCGAGGAAACTATCTGCATTCGTGGCGTGTACGATTCCGCCGTCGGCGCTGACACCCCGATTTTAACCCGGCTCACGCAATGGAAAATTGTGCCGAAGCGTGCCGTTGATTTGGCCGTTGACGTTAAGGGCGCTCCTGCGCCCTCTCGGAGTTCTGTCAATAACTGTACGGGAAGCGAAAGCGATCCACCGATACTGGATTTAACAAAGCCTCTGAGTCGACGTGAAAGACGAGAGCTGACCAACCGACTCAGGAAGCAAAAGCCAGTAATGCGGCGAAAATTCATTCACGGAACGGATGAGCAAAATGCAGCTATATCAAAAACTATTGACGAGATAAATCTGACAACTGGCATAAATATCTGCCGGGGTGAAGCTCTGCACCTGACGGCAGGAGGTAAAGGTTGCTTTGACGGTAAATGGTTGCGAGGAACGTCCACAGGAGAAATATTTACCACTGCGCCATCACATCAGGTGAAAGCCAAGGAGTATCGGACCAAAGCTATAGAAATCCTCAATCGTGTTACAGTATTAGCGGGGCTGGTAACGGAAATTTAAGCGTTAATACTCATCCATATCATGTACATACAGTGTATTTGCAGCTTTTTTTTCTTCACAATTTTTACCAATACGTGTTACTGTATATTTGTACAGTGTCTCGTGATGGAGGTTGTGTGGATAGAGAGCTAAATGAGCACGTCATGATTGAGCGGGTTGAAATGATTGCGCGTCTGACGGCTGAAGGGACTTGTCAGGAAAGAGACCGTGAAATCGCATTAAATCTAATCGCGGAAATAGCAAGAGGCAACCTAATGAAAAAAAATAATTTTTCTGTTATTTTTTCCGCGCCGCCTGTTGGTGAAACCTTTGCAAAGCAGGGCAAAGTGAAAGTAAATATCACGTTGGATAAAGAACAAGAAATCGGCCAACCGGTAATTGATGCATTTCAATGCGAATTGACCAGGCGAATACAGTCTGTTTTCCCGTCAACGCGCGTTACTGTTAAAAAGGGATCCATGACCGGTATAGAGCTGATGGGGTTCGATGAAGATTCAGACCGCGAAGCGCTGGATAGTATCCTTCAGGAAGTTTGGGAAGATGAAAGTTGGCGTTAGGAAATAAAGAATAATTATAAGGTTAACATAATTTTTATTACGGAATATCGAGGTTTTAGTCTAAATATTGAGTCTTTTAATTGATTTAAAAGCACTTCATTTTTCAAATGAAGTGCTTTTTTATTTACAATACTTCTTGTGGGATGTTTTTTTTGAACTCTTCGAAAATTTTTTTTATCATCGAGGAATATTCACCGTTTGATGATGTTTCATTTTTGATGAAATCTTTATAAATTAATTTCCTTACCGCTAAAGGTTTTGTTGTGTCCACCACGTTTCTAAGGATATTCCAAGCTCCGCATAATTTTTCTCTTCTTCTTTCAAGCAATGCAACCCTGTTCAAACCGAGGAGTAGTTCAGTGTTTTGGCCTTTTTGAGTAAAGGTTAAAACAACTGGACCTGAAAAAAACATGTGTTCTTCAGGGGAGTCTATGTAAGGGTTGATTATAGATTTAAGATTGGGGTCATTATCTGATTTATTTTGATTGCAAATCTCACATGCTAGAGTTAAGTTATTCCACTCAAATGTTTTATCATTATATATTGCCTTTGGAAAAATATGCTCGACATCACCGTGGTGTATATGTAAAAGCTTGCTTTCGCAATAGACACATTTTCCGTGTGTTTCTGCAATAAGGGCTTCTTTGATTTTTTTATGCCTATACTTTGTGGCGACGGATGGCTTCGGTTTAGTATTTTTGCCAACATGTTTTAAAAGCAGGGTTGTCCATTTTTTAGAGTTATCGTACAGGATTTTTGGTTCTGCGCCTTTTGACATTTTAATCATGGAATTGCCCCAGTAATGAATTTAATGCTGCTGGGAAGTGTTCTTCTAAACCTGAATTTTTTAGCTCTTCTCTAAGGTTTTCTAAGGTTTGATCATTGAAGCTAGTAGGTTGTATTTTTTTTATGATTGAATCAATTTCGTCTTCTGCCCATTGAGGTAAAGTTACTGGAACACCTAATACCTCTCGAAGAGTTTCACTAGCAGTCGCTGACTTATTCGTATCGCCAAGAAGATATGAATGGACTCTTTTGGAGTTATCGTCGTTGTTGATGAGTTCATGTCGTAATACATATATAGACGACTCTTTAACTGATGTAACAACAAATGGACTGTGTGTTGCGACTATAAATTGAACATGTGGAAATGCATCGAGTAGGGAACTCATTACAGTGCGTTGCATTGAAGGGTGGAGGTGGTTTTCTGGTTCATCCAGCAAAACGGTAAATGTTTTATTATCTATTGAATATAAAAAAATTTGCCATGCAAGATCTATGAGTGACATTAAGCCTCCGGATGAGGCATCAATTATAAATTCACCACTATCTGTTATGAGTACCACGTCTGGGATGCGAATAGTTATATCTCTGAAGCCAATTTCTTGGGGTAATATTTTTTGCAGCATTTTTTTGAAATTACTATATATGTTATCTATTTCTTTATTACCTTGCACATTTGAGTTGCCAGGGCCAAATGTAGCCATTGAGATAATTGCTTCTTTAATTCTATATGTTGTTGAGAATTGCGAGTAATTGTTTGTCATTACTTGTCGAAGTGTTTCTAAGTAAGATGAGTAGGCATTTTGAGCGGTAATGATGTTAGTCGGAATATTACTAACCTGTTGATAGGTCGGTATTGGCCTGTGAGACCTGATATAAAGGCCTTTAAAGTTTGCTACTTGATATTCAGCGTGTTGGTGTATGTCCTCATTTGGTTCTTTAAATAGTAGAGTGTTGTATGAAACGCCAGTATCCTTGGGGACTCTTATTGAGTAGTCTTGATCATCAAATGTTATGGTTCCAATATGACTAGTGGTATTAATATTAGGGTTTTTACTCAAGGATATTTTTGGTTTCAAAACTCCACTGCTATAAACGAATCTGTTATCGCTTGAAAGTAAAGGGGTTGCAATTAGGGTTTCACCCTGACCTAAAGTATTCGAAACTATTTTTAATAGAGTGCTTTTGCCGGCGCCATTGCTTCCTGTAAGAACAGTTAATCTCGAGTGGAATTTTAAGTCAACCTTTCCAAATTGCCGCCAGCCATCAATACTTAAAGATTTTACCAACATACTACCTCCTTGCTTATGTTAATTTTACTTGATATTAACTCTTGCCATGTAAGATTTCTACTGCCTAGATTAGTAAAAGTCACGTAGATCCCGTCTAAATATTTGGGTCAGTAACTTCGATTTTCTTAACATCTACGAGCGGCATTAATTTCCGCAGTGAGCATTTTAAGAATGCACGCAACTTGCATTTTATTGCATCAAATTGCATGCAAATCATACTAAATGTTATGAAGATTACCATCAACAGTGGCCGCGCTTTGGTAGATAAAACTCTTGCATCAAAAGCGACCCGTCAAGCGCGCAGGCGAGGCGGGGATAGCACTGCGCGCCAGCCGTGGTGACGGAATTTATTTTACGCGCCTGTGCGCGTCGTGGCGACGTGCTGAGGTGTGGGATCGTTCATGGTGATTTTGGTGCAATTGTGTCGCTTGCGCGGCGTCTGGCTTGCTCTGAGAATGTGCCGCCCGTAGGCGGCATTTTTGGCAGGTTTAGTCGGTCTCTATGTTGTAATCCTTAAAGCGGATCACCTCCATCCCGAGCCAGTCGTTTATCTCTTTAAACCGCTCCTGCAGCGGTGTCAGCTCGTTACGCACAAACACCCGCGCCACCTTCTCGATATCGCCCATCGAGCCGATATTCTCAGGCTTGCCGCCCATGAGCTGGAACGGTACGCGGTGCGCATCGAGCAGGTCAGCGGCGCTCACCTTCTTGATGTTAAAAAAATCATCCTTCGTGGCGACTTCACTCAACGGCACGATCTTAATGCCATCCGGCTTCCCGTTCGGGGCGTAGAAAAACAGGTTTTTGAAATTACCGAGTCCTTTCGAGTCACGCATTGCGGAGCGCAGCGCCTCAACGTCGGTGCTGCTCTGCGCCGCGTCGGTCACGTACATGATGTAACCCGCGTGCGCGCCGTTCTGGTAATACTTGCGACGAAACAACGTGGCGGATTCATTCAGCCAGGCGGAATTGAGCGCGCTCAGGTATTCCGGCATCCCGTAGAGCTCCTGATTGATATCGGGCTCAAGCAGATGAAACACCGAACCGGGGGCGAACTGGTGCGGGTGGGTAAAGCTCGACACGTACCAGTAAACCCCATCCTCAACACCACGACGGGTGTATTTGGCCGGTGAGGTTTCCAGCTTCATGAGCTGGCCGGTCACGCTCATGCGCTTTTCTAGATAGCCGTTGGCGAAGACCAGATAATCAAGCACAAGGCGGCTGAAGTCCTGACGCGACAGCAACGGGTGCGGGATAAAGGTGCTGGTCAGAATGTTGCGCTTTACGTAAATCGGAGAGCTGTGGTGCACGGCGGCACGCAGGCTTTTTGCCAGTCCCGAGAAGTTGACCGGCGGCTCGTACCATTTGCCGTTATTGATGCATTCGACATAGTCGAGAATGTCGCGGCGATCCAGAACGGGGGAGGGCTCACCAAAGGTGAACGCCTCCATTTTCTGCGACGTGCTGGCCATCATGTTGGTCTGTTTTGGCTGTTTCTTTTGGCGCTTTTTCATCTTAGTTAATATCCAGAATTGAGCTTGATTGCATACCGCTACCGGCGGAAAGCGGCTCGTTTAGCAGGGCGTGCATGGTCGCCCACGCGATATCCGCGTGGCTGGCTTCCTCGCTGCGGCTGGCTTCGTAGGTGGCGCTGCGGCCGCTGCTGGTCATGGTTTTGCGGATTGCCATAAATGACTGCGTGATGTCGGTCGCACCGGCGTCATATTCCAGACATCCGCGCCTGATGGTGTCTTTTGCTTTAAGCACCATTGCGGTTTTCATTTCCGGCGTGTAGCGGATGGCGCGCGCCGCCGGGAAGAATGAGCGCACGAGCTGGTAAACACCCTGGCCGATGCCGGTCGCATCGATGCCGATATAGTCAACGGTGTATTTCTCGGTCAGCGCCCGGATGGCCTCGGCCTGTGCGGCAAAGTCCATGCCTTTCCACTGATGACGCTCAAGGATGCGGAACTTGCCACCGGCAACCAGCGGCGGAGCCAGTACCGCGCACCCGGCGCTGTCCCCGGTGTGTGACGGGTCATAGCCAATCCAGACAGGACGCCAGTTAAACGGACGGTCGGCGAACGGCTCGAAGTCCTGCCATTCTTCCATCGCATCGACCATGCAGCGCTGCAGCTCCTCGAACGGGAATACCGACGCCTTATCGTCGACGAACTCGCACATAAACAGGTTACGGAAGTCATCCGCGCTGTTTTCCTGCTTAAGCTGGTCGAGGTTAAACAGGGTACAGCCACCGGCGAGCGCGTCCTCAATGGTGACAATCTGTCGCCACTGTCCGTCCCCGCATAACATGCCCCCGGCAAGCGCCTGATGACTGATATCAATGTCGACACGTTCGTCGCGGTTGCTGCGGCCACGGTTAAACAGCTCGCCTGACCAGAACGGGTAAGCGCCGTGCGCCAGCGTCGACGGGGTCGAAAAATAGGTTGTGCGCAGGTGTGACTGCGAGGCCATGCCCGAGGCGACTTTGCGCAGCTTCTGAAAATTGGGTATCCAGAAAATTTCGTCGACGTAAAGATCGCCGTTGTGGCTCTGCGCGGTGTTGGAATTGGTCCCGAGAAAAATCAGCTCAGCGCCATTGTTGCCGATGACGATCGGGTCGCCTGACAGGTCGACGTCAACCAGACGGGCAAAGGCGATGATGTACTTACGGAAAACGTAAGCCTGCGTTTTACTGGCCGACAAAAATATCTGGTTTTGCCCGGTTTTGAGCGCGCGCAGGAGGGACTCGCGCGCAAAGTAGAATGTCGCGCCAATCTGTCGCGATTTCAGGATGTGGCGGATGCGGTGCTCTAACCCCGCTTTATGCCAGCGGAGCTGATAGTCAAACGACTGGTCGAAGAAAATCTCCTCCAGTTTCTCTATGGCCTCCTCGCTGAAATAATTTCGTTTCGGCTTTTTGCGATCCCCTTTGTTGCGGCTGGCGATATTGGGGTTTAAATCCACCTCGTTTCCGGTCTGGCCGTAGCGGTTAACGCGCGCGAGCCGCTCCATCTGGCGCGACAGAAAATCAGCGACTTTGAAGTCGTGCGCGGTCAGGTCTGGCTTTGCGTAGAGCTGGATAAGTCGCGCCTCCAACGTTGATTCCACGCGGTTAATCGGCGCGGTTTCTTCCCATCCATCACGCTGTTTCCAGCTCTGCACGGTCGGGCGCTTGAGCTGCAGCATGTCGCTGATTTGCGGCACGGCGAACCCCTGCCAGTACAACAGCCGCGCCTGTCGTCGCGGGTCATTTAACAGAGAAAGGTCAGTTGAAATGGTCATGCTTGCCTCGTTTTTGGTATGACGTGGCAAGGCTAAGGAAATGGGGAACTATTCGCGCTAAGTGCCTGTTGTGTCAGATCTAATCAGATCGTAAGCGGTGGCTGATACGGGTCAGAGTCGGGAAACTAAACCCGACCCGAAAACCCAACATCAGGACACCTGAACAATGGCAAAGAAAGTTTCTAAATGGTTTCGCATCGGCGTCGAGGGTGACACCTGCGATGGCCGCGTCATCAGCGGCGATGACATTCAGGATATGGCCGACACGTTCGACCCCCGCGTCTACGGCTGCCGCATTAACCTCGAACATATCCGGGGGCTGATGCCTGACAGTCCGTTTAAACGCTATGGCGATGTAACCGAGCTTAAGGCGGAGATTATCAGTGATGACTCTGTCCTCAACGGCAAAAAGGCGCTGTTTGCCAAAATTGCCCCGCTTGACGAGCTGGTCAGCATGGTGCGTGCCGGGCAGAAGGTTTACACCTCCATGGAGATCCGCCCGAACTTCTCGAACAGCGGCAAGTGCTACCTCATCGGGCTGGCCGTCACCGATGACCCGGCAAGCCTCGGCACGGAATACCTCGAATTCTGCAGCCGCGCCGCGCAGAACCCGCTCGCCGGTAAAAAAGACCAGCCGGACGACGTTTTCTCTGTGGCCTCACTGGCTGCGCTGGAGTTTGAGGACGTTCCCGACACCATGTTCAACAACCTGACCGATAAGGTTAAAGCCATTTTTGGCCGTAAGCAGGCCAGCGATGACGCCCGTTTCGCCGATGTGCATGAGGCGGTGACCACCGTTACCGAGCAGGTACAAACCAATCTCAACGCCACCGACCAGCGCGTCACCGAGCTGGAGACCGCTTTTGCGCTGCTTAAGCAGGACGTGACCAGCAAAGTCGATGAAAACGCGCAGGCGTTTACCTCCCTGAAAAGCTCCCTCGATAACACCGAAAGCCAGAGCCAGCCGCGCCGCGAGCTTTCAAAAGGCGGTACGGGCGACGAGCTGCTGACCAACTGCTGATAACGCGCCGGGCGCGTTGCCCGGCCTGAACCCTTTTAACGGCGAAAACCGTCACCGGCGTTAAGCCGCGCATTCTCGGCGTGCCGGGGCTGGATACGCAGGAAGTGGCGACCGCGCTCGCGTCGACCTGCCAGAGCCTGCGCGCGTTCGGCTATGTGAGCGCGTGGGGCTGCAAGACCATTTCCGACGCCATCAAATACCGCGAGAACTTCAGCCAGCGTGAGCTGATGGTGATTCACCCGGACTTTCTGGCATGGGACACCACGGCGAACGAAACCGATATTGCATGGGCGACCGCCCGCGCGCTCGGTCTGCGCGCCAGAATCGACCAGGAGACCGGCTGGCACAAAACGCTGTCCAACGTCGGCGTGAATGGCGTCACCGGCGTCAGCGCCTCGGTCTCATGGGATTTGCAGGAGCAGGCCACCGACGCCAACCTGCTGAATCAGGCCGGGGTGACAACGCTCATCCGCAACGATGGCTTTAAGTTTTGGGGTAACCGCACCTGCTCGGACGATCCGTTATTCGTGTTTGAAAACTACACCCGCACGGCGCAGGTGCTGGCCGACACGATGGCAGAGGCGCACGCGTGGGCGATGGATAAGCCCGTTTCCGCAACGCTCATCCGCGACATCGTCGCCGGTATCAATGCCAAATTCCGCGAGCTGAAAAACAACGGCTATATCGTTGACGGCTCCTGCTGGTACGACCCAGAGTCAAACAGCGTGGAAACCCTGAAAGCCGGGAAGCTGTATATCGATTACGACTACACCCCCGTCCCGCCGCTGGAAAACCTGACCCTGCGCCAGCGCATCACCGATACCTATCTGGCAGACCTGTCAGACTCGGTC